AAAACTTCATCCTTTGCAGGATAAAGCTGGTCCCACTAGTTAGCCCAGTGGGTCCCTTCCGTAAGGAAGGGAGCAATTCGAGGACGGCATCTTGACCCACTTCGTGTGGTGTCTGCCCGGGCTCCTCAGAGATTCTTTAAGGTCTACTCTGCCAAAAGACCTACCGTGGATCGGTCAAAAATCCGGTGTGGTAGTCACAGTATCTCTACCCCGGCCAGCACGGTAGCTGGATGCTAGCGGGTAAGCCGCCTTCAATTGAAGTACGACCTTGCCAGCCTTTTGCCTTCGCTCACCATGAAAGTGAAAGACTCTTGTTCGCCCTCTTCGCGGCTCTCTCGCGGGTGCCGCGCTTACCAGCAACAAACTTGTTCAGTTGTGAATCGTTCTGTTGCCAGTTGGAGGGTCATTTCTGGACTCCCCTGTCCCAGCTTCGGCTGGTTTGGGGGTTCCTGTCTAGATTTGGCCGGCCTCGTCAAGAAGTTCCTTTCCCAGGAGATGTCCGATGACGTCTCTTTGCAGATGGGTTTTCAATCTATCAAGAAGTTACTTCCTGACTCCTGCCGTTGTATGGAGTCTTCGTTACTTGACGATCTTGTACGTCGTTTGGGGGAGCCACCGGTTGGTCTCCCTTCTGGATACCTCTCGTTTGTGAAGAAAGAAGTGCGCCGCCTTTTTCCTAAGGGTTGGGACGCATCATACGAGAAGTATTGCCTTACGACTGCTCCACCCCTCTCATCTTGCTGTGAGTCTTCACGCGAGATGGGAGGCTCGCTCGGTTACTTGACGGACCAGCCTGAGTTTCTTTCTCGGGTCTTGGATGGTCGGGGCGGCGTTCTGTGCCCCAGTTACCGAGGGAAATTGATGGTGGCGCAGTCGGCGGGCAAGCCACGACCTCTCTCTAAGTTCCCTGCTTGGAGCTTGGTACTCAAGCCCCTTCATAAGACAATTTATGGGAGTCTTTCGGGGAAGTCGTGGCTCCTTAGGGGTCCGCCTAGTCGTGATGCCCTCTGGCGAGCTGGTTTTAAGGAGTCTTCGGGGTTGCTAGTCTCGGGTGACTATGCTTCCGCCACTGACAATCTGCCGATAGAAGTAATGGAGGTAGCTTTGGCTACTATGCTCGAGTCGTCTTCGCGCGTTCCCGCGAACGTTCGCGAGTTGGCTCTTCGGGCCTGTCGTCCCATTCTTTTCTCGGAGAGTGAGTCTTTTGAAGTGCGGAAAGGTCAGATGATGGGTTCTCTGTTGTCTTTTCCTTTCCTTTGTCTTCAGAACTACCTTGCGTTCCGTTGGGCTGTTTCGCAGTCCGGAATTAGAGGTCGGGTCCCGGTTTTGATTAACGGGGACGACATACTTTTCCAGACCAGTGTTGATGGTTTCCCTCAGCTCTGGTTCAAGGTTGTCGCTCGTGTGGGGTTGCGTGTCGAAGTCACTAAGACTTCCGTTGCGGATGCGTATGGCTCTTTGAACTCAACGCTTTTGCGTTGGGTTTCCGGTCGCCTGGAACCCGTATGGTCTCCACGTTTCGGCATGTTGCGTCCTGCGCAACATCCTGGGTCGCTGGGCCAGAACTTCTCGTCATTCCTCCTGGGAATACCTGAAGCTCTGCGTTACAGGACCGCCGGTGAGTGGTTTAAATGGCACGTCGGCGAGCTCCGCTCTGCCGGCGTGTCGTTACCATCGTTAGGATTCAGGGGCTTGTTGTGTAAGCGTTACGCGCAGAAGTACGGTCTCCTCGGGCTTCCAAATGCGGTTTTTCCTCGTTTTTTCCATATGCATGGAGTCGGTTTCTCTGGGGACTTTGTCATCCCAGTCGACTCGTCTGCTGTGGACGAAGAACTCGCATTCGTCAGCTCCGCTGAGATAGCGTCTGCTATGTGGAGGGAGGGGTGGGCGCCGGTCCGGCAGGTTTCTGAGGCGATCCAGTATTGTCTCGCCCGTTCGGCTGTCAAAGTCGATAGGTTTTCTTATCCTGCTGGACCGGTTCCCGGTCATTTCGGAAGCTCTGCCGAGTTCGATTTCCTGGTTAGGAATTCGGGCGTTGAAGCACGGCCTTCGAGGCGTTCTCTTGAGAAGTCTTTCTTGTCTCCGGTACCCGTAAGGGACGAGATTTTGCTGGTCTCGACTGTGGTCGATGACTGTTTATTTGACTTCGGGAGGGGACCTCTACCTCCGTATAGTGTGGAACCACTACCAGGTGAGTTTTTAGAAACTGGTCTGAAGCCAGTGCCGGTTTTTGTTTGTTGCGGGTAGCGGCGCCCGCACAGGGGATTTTCGTGTCTTGCGTCTTTAGGCGCATGGTCTGGGTTCCCTTCCCGGTGATGACCAATGAATGTAGGTCGTGGTTAGACGAGGATCCCTAGTGATGCGCCTGGCTCACACGGCTCTCTTTGTTCCATTTAAGGAATGTGGGGGTTTAAACACTTGAAATCGTGTACCCATCCCTCCCGCTTGCGTTACCGTACTGTTGCGGTTGTAGCAGTCTGAAAGGAGCTTGAGAAGCTGCCCCCTAGCGCTGCGGTTGAGGCGGACCACGAGAGGTGGGGGTTTTGTGGGTCATTAGTGGTAACTCGCGGCGATAATCGCCTATGAGTAAAACGTTTGCTCACCGGGAGCGGGAATTCTGGGCTATGTGCCGCCCAGTTAAAGGCACGAAAAGGGACGTAGGCTCAGACTTGCTGAACCCTCCGCCGGTCCCAGGACGGCGGCTCCTGCGCAC